CGGCATTTGTTGCGCGTCAACGTCGTGAGGCGTTGAGTAATGCCATCATTGGCGGTGCATTCCCGTTACTGTTCGGCCAAGGAATTGGCGCAGCAGCCGGCGGTGCAGCCGGTGGCGGTCTCGGTGGATTAGCAGGCGGCCAATTCGGTTTTGGCCTTTCTCTGGTCGGCACCGCTGTCGGATCTCTGTTCGACCAACTTGCGAACAACGCAAAAGAAGCCGCGAAGTCTTTACGCGACCCGATCACAAACTTTCAAGCACTTAAGACCGCTGCTGTTCTCGCCTCTGGAGCACAAGAACGTTATGTAGAAACACTGATTAAAACTGGAAAATTATCGCAGGCTAATGCGGTTATCCAAGAGGAAATAACAAAAAAGATTGGTACCGAAGGAGTTAAAGATCTTAATAATTTAGATGTTGCAAATACCAAATTTTTGCGAACTCTCGGGGAACTTGGTTTACAACTTTCCGGATTTGTAGCCGGACCTTTGGCTGCATTTTTAAGCAGTGTCAACGAGGGATTGTCCGTATTTACGCGCGCTAATCGAGCAAGCGCAGAAAGTCGCAGTTTCTTGGAGCGGCTTCCTGCAGACAAGCGCGCAGAGTTTCTACAACGCAATGTGCAACTGGGTAATCAATTGGGGTTTGCGGGGCCTCAAGAAAGGGATCGCCGCTTAGCCGCACTGCGTGCCGAATTTGAACCGTTTGCAGCTCCACTGCCGGCAGCACAACTAACGCCGGAAGCCCAGCAGCAACAAAAAATACAACAGGGGATAACGGGTGAGATGCAACTGCAAGCCCAGCTTGCTGAAAAGCAGCTGGTCATTGCCCGTCAAAACGGCACCGTCAGTGCAGCAGCTCGCGCTCTCGCAGCACAAGCTGCCAACGATATTGAATACGAGATCGCAAAATTAGGCATCAAAAATCAGATGCTGCGCGAAGGCTTCGACCTGGAGCGCAACCAAGCTCTACACAGACAAGCCGCACTGGATCATCAGGCACGAGCAGCCGCTATTGCAGAGCAGCAAAGGCAGCAGGAGATAGCAGATGCCCAGCAGCGTATCTCCCTTGCGGCACAGGAGAGTCAGCTAAGGGGTCAAGCCCATGGCCTGAACGAACAGATCAATTCTTTAGGGGTAACGCAAGAGAAAGCTCTTGAAAACAGGCTGTTAGCCCTCAAGGCCCAGCATTATTTCCAGCGGGACGCACTAGAGCTTGAGCAGCAAGCTGTAATGCTCACCGATGAGTATCAAAACAATCAAGCGCAGATCAACAGGAATCATCAACTGCAATTAGACAACCTGACAAGGCAGCAAAACCTTGAGGTTGCGCAGATCAACCGTCAGCGTGAACTGCTGGCATTGTCGCGGATGCGTGCTGACCAGGAACGACAGCTGCAGTTCGCACAGACCGAAGCTGGATTCCAGAGCCAGCTTGCTGGAGCGGGCATTAGTCAGTTTGTTGGTCCATTTGGGGGTTCGGCGCAGGCTGAGCAACAGATGGCGCTTGATTTTGCGCTTGAGGTCAAAAATAAGCAGCTTGAAATCAAGCAAATTAGCGATCAGATCCGTATGGCCGACGGAGAGGAGCGCAAGCAGTTAGAGGAGCGTCGTCAAGGGCTGCAAAACCTGCTCGCTCTCTACCAGGAATATCAGCCACAAATCAACGCAGCGACCTTGGAACAGCAACGCTTCAACGAGGCATTGCAATTCACGCAACCCGTCGTTGACAACGTATTCCAAAGTTTGATAGCTGTTGCCGATGGGACCAAGACAGCCCAGCAAGCGTTCGCGGATTTTCTAAGAACAGTTGCAAACATGCTGGTTGATGTGGCGGCTCAGATGATTGCCACCTACATCGCAATCGGAATTGCCCGTTCTTTTGCTGGCGTACCTTCAGGCGAGAAAGCAAGCATTCCTGGTTCGGTTGGCAACATGACCCAGGGCGCGGTTGTGACACCTACCGGATTCCAAGGGCAGTTCGGAGGTTTTGCCGCTGACGGCGGTCAAATCCAAGGCGGTAAGTCATACATCGTTGGGGAACGTGGCCCGGAACTGTTTACACCCGGAGCCAGCGGGTTCATGACTCCTAATCACGCACTTGGGATGGGAGGCGGCGTGCAGGTTGGTTCTATCAACATCACGGTCGAGAACACTGGCGAACAGCTGAGCCCTGCCGCCCAGAAGCAGATCGCCAACCAAGTTCAAGGTATCGTGATGTCAACGCTAGTCAACGAGCGTCGTAGCGGAGGGGTCTTGCGTTAATGGCTTACATCGCCTTCAACGATATACCACTGGCTCACGCCACCCCAGTGGTCAAACGTAGCCAGCGCCGCCAACAGGCGACCTTCGGTGATGGTTACAGCCAGCTTCTGACTGACGGCCTAAATACAGACCGCGAAGTTTGGCAATGCACCACATCCCCGATGCTTTATGCGGATGCCTATTCCATCGAAAGTTATCTGCTGACGTTGCGCGGGTCGGCAGTGGCATGGACCGCCCCAATGTCTACCAAGACGTTCTCCCGTCCTATTGCATCTGGTCAGCTGGATTTGGGGTACAACTACATCAGCACTTTGACCCTTACTGGTTATACCCTCACAACCGACTACACCGTAAATCTCACAACAGGATTGGTGACCTCGGTCACCATTAGTGACGGCACGGTTGTTGAGGTCAATTTGACTTTGGCGGATCGAAACTATGTAGTTCGTGACGGCTGGACGATGACCCCAGTCAGTGCGTCTTACATGACGATTTCATTTGAGCTGGAGCGTGTGTACGTATGACGCAGACACCACCTGTTGCTGAAACCTTTAAGACCCAGATGCCGGAGGTCATTGACCTCTTCACCCTGGACATTTCGACGTTGCTGCCCGCCGGTTCAACGGATCAGTCGATCTATCGCTTCTGTAACTGGTCGCAAACCAACGGCAATGACATCACCTACGACAGCAACACTTACACCGCCCTGCCACTGCAGGCGAATGGCTTTGAGCTAAACACTAGCGGCAAGCTGGAACGCCCCAGCATCATCTTTGCCAACGTCGGTTTGGCGATTACAGCTCTGACTAACACCTACGCCGATCTGGTCGGTGCCAGTGTCAGTCGAATCCGCACTTTGACGACATATCTTGACGGCACCCCTGGGGCTGATCCTGATGCCTATTGGGGACCAGATGAATGGGTAGTTGAGCAAAAGTCAAACGAAACAAAACTTTCTGTCACTTTCCAATTAGCAGTACCGTTTGACCTTGAAGGTCGCAGCTTGCCGGGTCGCCGTCTATTGCGTGAACAGTGTCAGTGGATTTATCGCAGCGATATTGGCTGCCACTACAGCGGCACCAATTACTTCGATGTCAACGATGACGTGGTTGCCAGTGCCGACGATGATGTATGCGGCAAGCGTCTAACCAGCTGCAAACTCCGTTTTGGTGCTGATACCCGATTGCCCTTCGGGGGTTTCCCTGGTCTCGTCGATTCTCAAGGCTGATGCTGTCCCAGTGGCAAAACCCGCTTAACGCTGAGCAGCGGCTAGCAATGCGGACCTACGCGGAACGCGCATACCCGAAGGAAACATGCGGGTTCATTCTTATTGATGGCACGGTAGTGGAGTGCCGCAATATCAGCGACGAGCCCGACACCTTTGTGATGAGCGCCCAAGATACGGCGGACTATATCGATGACGCCAAAGCTTGCTGGCACAGCCACGCCAATTACAGCGGCTTCAGCCCGGCAGACATCAAAGCGTGCAAGACATTGAATCTGCCCTACGCAGTTTGGAACTGTGGTGGCAGCGAGGCATTTTGGCTTGATCCTTCCCAGGATGCAGGCTTATTGGGACGCGCTTGGAACTATGGCGTTTATGACTGCTATTCCGCTGTGCGGGACTGGTACAGGCAGGAACTTGGCGTCGAGATGGGCGATTATCCGCGCCAGTACGAAGGCGAGTGGTCAACGCGCGGTTTCACGCATTTTGAGGACAACTTTGCCGCCGAAGGCTTCATCAGGCTGCCTGCTGGCACTGACTTGGTGCGTGGTGACGTGATTCTGTTCCGCATCCGCAACCAGAACACCTGCAACCATGTCGCCGTTGTCGAGGATCCTGCCGCCAACAGGTTGTACCAGCATTTAGTTGGCAGATTGTCTGGAACGACGGCGTATAGCGGTTACTTCCGCGAGAATAGTTACATGGTTGTGCGGAGAGCAGGCTGATGGTCACGATCCGTTTGTTGGGTGAAGCTGGGCGCCGTTTCGGTCGCCAGTTCAAGCTTGCGGTGAAGACCCCGGCTGAGGCTGTACGGGCACTGTGCTTACAAATCCCAGCGCTCCGCCAATATCTTTTGGAGTCAGAGCAAAACGGAATCAGCTGGCGTGCGGTTACTGAGCACCCTGATGGCTTGGACGAAGAACAACTCCTGTGGCCGCTGAGTAAGCGTTTTGTGCTTGCACCAATTCCGGTAGGCAAAGGCGCCGTCGGGAAAATTATCACTGGCGTTGCGCTTGTTGCTTTTGCAATTGTTACGGCGGGCGGTGGATTGTTTGGTCTTGGACTGGGGTTTGGAACTCAGACAGCGATAAGTATTGGTCTAGTTGGCGGAGCCTTTATTTTCAGCGGTGTTGCCGACTTGTTGACGCCCACGCCCACGATGCCGAACGCCAAGCAGGGCGGCATTATTTCAGGCACTAGTGCTGAAGAGCAACAGCGCTCATTCACTTTCGATAAATCCAACGCCAATACCCAACAGGGCGGAGTCGTTCCAGTGCTCTACGGTGAGCGCATCATCGGATCGTTGCCTACCTTGAGCTTCGGTCTGGAACTGCAGAATCACCTCTGATGGAAGACCCTAAAAAGTTGCCTGAAGTCAGCGGTGCTGGTGGCGGCAGCCAGCCAATTGTTCAGCAGAATTTCACTGTTGTTGGCGGTACCGAACGGGAACCGCGCGAGGCAGAAAACAATCTGTTTTCGGTTGCATTTGCCAAGACCGTCTACGCACTGAGCGAAGGTGAAGTTGAAGGCTTCCCCAACAGCATTACCCGCGACACATTTTTAGATTCAACGCCCATTGAAAACGCGGATGGGACGTTTAACTTTTCCAGCTACGAATTAGATCACCGTACTGGTACGGACGAAACCCAAACCGCGATGGAGGGTTTCAGCCTTGTTGAAAACACCGTCGGTGTAAACACTGCAGTCACTAGGGCTGCGGGTCCACTCACCCGCACCATTACTGACACGGATGTTGAGCGCTGTCGTGTGATTATCAATCACGCAGCACTTCAATCCTTTGATACCAGCAATGGCGATATTAACGGCACCGATGTTGACTACACGATTGAAGTTTCATCTAACGGCGGACCCTATGTAATTGTCGGAGATGGCGCAGGAGACATCAGGGTTAGTGGCAGATCCAATGCTCCGTTCCAGCGGGCATACGAGTTTGCTTTGCCTGGCACTGGACCCTGGACAATTCGGGTCACCCGTGACACTGCGGACAGCACCACTGTTGACCTGCAGAACGCGATCAGCTGGCAAAGTTACGTCGAAATCATTGATGAGAAGCTTGCCTATCCAAATACTGCTGCGATAGCGCTCAAGGTTGATGCGCGGCAGTTCGCAAGTATCCCAAACCTTTCGGTCAGGCTGCGCGGCAAGCGGGTTCAGATCCCAAACAACTACGACCCGACCACCCGCACTTACACCGGCATCTGGGACGGCACCTTTACAACTGCATGGACCGATAACCCCGCCTGGATTTTCCGCGACATTGTTGTTAATGACCGCTTCGGCGTGGCGCGTTATGTGCCAAGCATCTCAATCGACCCGTGGTATCTCTATACCGTTAGCCAATATTGCGATGAATTAGTTCCTGACGGCAACGGTGGAACTGAGCCGCGTTTTACCTGCAATGTTTATCTGCAAAATGCAGGCACTGTCTATGAAGTCCTGAACGGTCTTGCCTCGTGCTTCCGGGGCTTGATTTATTACAGCCAAGGGCAGCTGTATTTGACGCAGGACCGTGAGCAAGTTCCGGTTCAGCAGTTCAGCGAAGCCAACGTCATCCAAGAGGTTGACGATTCCGGTCAGGTCACCTCACCTTGCTTTACCTACACCGGCACTGCCCGAGCTGCCCGCAAATCAGTTGTTCTCGCCAACTGGGACGATCCAAATCAGGCATATTCCAGCGTTACTGAGTATCAGCAGGATGACACCCTGCTGGAAACCTTTGGCTACAACCCGATTGACCTGCGCCTGCTTGGCGTTACTTCACGCGGTCAAGCACTGCGGGCAGCAAAGCACACGCTGTTCTCTAACCGCTACCTGACTGAAAAAGTCAGCTTCCGTATTGGCGCTGAAGGTCTGGCGGCTGGCGTTGGTGAAGTCATCCAGATTGCTGATCCCCTGAAGCAGGGTCAGCGCCTAGGCGGTCGCGTTAAGTCCATCCAAACAAACACCAACAAGGTGTTTCTGGACGCCACGTTAACTCTCAACTATTCCAACACTTACACGCTGACGCTTGTCATCCCTGACGGCGAAAAGACCACCAACCCTGACGGCAGCATTACGACCCGCCCCAAACTGCAGGTCCTGAACGTTGTTAATGACACGGTTGACGCCACCACCGGAAACACGGTTATCGAGTGTGACGGCATCATCGACAGCCAGGTTGGGGCGTTATGGGTTCTGGAATGGCAGAGCCTGAATGCTGCGCTGTTCAAAATTATTGCGGTCAGCGAAGTTGAGCCGCTCGTCTTCCAGGTTGAGGCAATCCAGTACAACGCAAGCAAGTTTGCTTACGTCGATAACGATCTGCCGATTGCGATTCCCAAGGACCGCTTCACGCTGACTGGCGCTGGCGTTCCAACCAACGTTCAGGCAGAGCTTGTTTTCCGCAACAACCAAACCCAGATCAACGCTTATTGGACATCACCGCAAAAGAATGACGCCAACGATTTGTTGGTGCGTGGGTATCGCTATCAGTGGCGGCAAACCGGCGACACAGAGTGGTCTGATGTCGGAATTGTCACTGCTGGCGCGGTTAGTCAGCCTGTTTCAAACCACGTCTATGGCGACAGCTACGAGTTCAGGGTTGCCACAGTTAACCGCTTGGGGCAACAGTCGGACTGGGTTGCGGTCAATGTTTCTGCCTTCGCAGCAATCCCGGATTTATCAGATACAGCTTTCAACGCTGTTGTCCGCCACCAAAACCAGCCTGATGGCACCCAGCTGCTGATCATTGATGCAGGTAGCTGTCCAGTCCCTGAGCGGATCACGGGTTATCGCTGCTGGGCATTCCCAACAGATGTGCCCACCACGGTGCCGGGCGTTAAGGAACCAGAAGCCGATGGCTGGTACTTCCTTAGCAATATCCCGCTCACTGGTTATTACACGATTGCTTTTCACGCGCCTGGTGATTGGCAAATTCGTGTTGCCTTTACCAGCGCAATTTTTGGCGAGAATCCCAGCAACTACATCTATGACACGATTGAGCGCGAGGAGATCGTTCCTCCTAAGCCCGACAACTTCACCGTCGTTCAAAATCAAAACAACGGTCTAAAGCGCTTTAGCTGGCAACTGCCCAAGAGTTCCTATGGCAGCTGGGACCAGGGCGTCGTCTCCGATATTGTCTCCTACGAAATTCGGTATAAGCAGGGCGGTCTGATTGACGACGATCCTGCCGTCACTTGGGACGAAGGGATTGAACTTTACTCCGGCGGCGTTTCAGTCACTCAGCAATGGTTTGAAACCAGCCTGTTTGACACTGACGAATGGACCGTAATGGTCAAGTCGGTTGATGCGACGCAATGGCGCAGCGATGAACCGGCGGTGATCCTGGTCAACATTGGTGCCCCACCAATCAGCAACGCGGTTTACGAGGAATGCATTAATTCGACAACCTGGCCGGGTTCTTACATCAACTGCGAGGTCAGCGATAACTACTACCTGACCACACAGGATGGGACGCTGCTAACGGCGCAGAACGGAGACTTTATTACGGGGGATACCGGCGTCTATGCCGTCCAGCAGATCGACATCGCCCAAGACGCTTACTACACCTGGAACCTTGACAACAACTTCCTTGAAAGCGCCCTGCTGATTACGACTACAGCCGAGGCGACGTATCAGCACAGCCTTTCCGCCTTGACTGGTGCTGGCACATCACTGTTCCAGGAAAACGACGACGAAATTTTCCAAGAGAATGATGATCCGTTGTTGGCTGAGCAACGCACCTATACCGCCGCCGAGCTGTCTGGAGAAGCGGCAGGCATTTTGCACCCATACGCACCATTTGAAAAGCTGACCGAAGACGTCTATGCCGTTCGGACGCTGATCAAGTCGAAGGATAAGTTCAGCCCTGGTGCGATCACCGGGTTGTGCTTTGAACTGGACTACCCGGATGTTGTTGAATCCCAGAATGACGTATCAATCAGCAGCAGTGTGTCGGGCACTGCCATCTCACTCAGTAAGACGTTCAGGGTTGTGAAGTCGGTTCAGCTGACTTTGCAGGATACGGGCACTGGAGCGATCAACGCTCTTGTGGTCTCGAAATCGACCAGTAGCATTACAGTGAAATGCGTCAACAGCTCTGGCACTGCAGTCGCTGGCGTGATCGACATGACCGTTGTGGGTTACTGAGATGGCAGGACTTCGGATTTCACAGCTGCCATCGGCTTCGGCTATTGCCAGCGCTGACCTACTGCCATTTACAAGTGTCTCTGGCAGCGAAACCCGGCGGATTCAAGCCAACGTTTTAGCGGTTGCCTTGGGGCTGCTTGGCACCAGTGTTGGCAGCACTGCCCCGAGCACGCCGACCAACGGACAGCTTTGGGTCGATACCAGCACCAACCCACCTTTGGTGAAGGTTTGGAACGGCGCGACCTGGACAACTGTCTCGTTCCAGCAGAGCAAAATTACCAATCCCGGTAGTTCGGCACCATCTAGCCCAGGAATAGGTGAGCTTTGGCAAGACCAGAGTTCGTCGCCGTATGAACTCAAGATGTGGGACGGGAGCAGCTGGATAGCTCCCATTGCTGATGTCCTTACGCAGACTTCTGCCGCTAGCACTTACCTAACGACTTCGGCTGCAGGAACCACATATCTGGCGTTGGCTGGCGGCACGCTGACGGGTGATTTGACCCTGAGTGGTGCGCCAACGACCAACAACATGGCATCCACTAAAAAGTATGTGGATGATCAGATTGCGGCACTACCTGCAGCAACAGATCTGACCCCTGCTGGGACAGTGATCTGGACAGCAAGAAACACTGCGCCGACTGGGTACTTGAAAGCAAATGGTGCGGCAGTTAGTCGTACTACTTACTCAGATTTGTTTAGTGCAATCGGCACAACATTTGGCATTGGTGACGGTTCTACTACGTTCAACTTGCCAGAACTGCGCGGCGAATTTATCCGTGGCTGGGACGATAGTCGAGGTATAGATAGCGGGCGCACCTTCGGAAGCAATCAGGCTCAGATGACCTACGGGTTTGACGGCAACACAACCGTCCGCGATTTCGGCACAAATACTTTCCTCACATTCCGAACGCCCGATATTGATGGGTCTTACACAGAAACCCGTCCGCGCAACGTGGCGTTGCTGGCTTGTATCAAGACCTAAGCCACGCCTAAGATTCCTTTACTGGAGCGCTATCAATGGCAACGACGAAGATCACTGACCTGACGGCTTATACCGATCCGGTTAGCACTGATGTTCTGCCCATTGTTGACGTTTCGGGCGACTTGACGAAAAAGGTCAGCATTGCTGACTTGATGGAGAACGCTGGTTCGGGCAGTGCCGCAGCACCTGGCATCAGCTTCGACGGCGACCCCAATACTGGTATTTATCGACCTGGCGCAGACCAAGTAGCCATCTCGACCAATGGCACTGGGCGGTTATTTATTGATGCGAGTGGAGATATCAAGCTCGGTTCTGCCGCTGCGGCAGGATTCAGACTTGCTGTTGATGGGGATGCTTGGTTCGGCAATGGATCCGGCGTTGAACTTGGTCGCTTGTTTAACGACGCCGGTGTTCTTCACCTTCGCGCTTCAAGCAACGTCACCGGACTGGCGCTGGGCACCAATGGCGGAGAAAAAGCCCGCATCGATAGCTCAGGTCGCTTGGGTGTGGGGACTAGTAGCCCTCAGCAGTTATTGCATCTTTCCAATACTTCTCAGATTCTTTTTCCAGTTAGCAGCACCACCAATGCTATCAGTTTCTTCAAAGACGGTACGCCATCATTTGCTGCTGAAGTTGGCTGCGGTGCTGCCACTGGAATAGCCTCAGCTTTAAAGTTCGACATTTATAACGGCTCTAGCTGGAATACCGCTGTCAACATTGACTCGTCATCGCGAGTAGGGATTGGCACTACTTCGCCTGAAACAACTTTGCACGTTGCAGGCACCACTGACGGTGATGCTTTGCGCATTAGCCAAGGAGGACAGGTTTATAAAATCGGCAGACGCGCATCGGATGGTGCGCTGATGTTTACAGGTTTACAGACCGCATTTACCTCTTTCCGATTTGGCACAGACGGTGACGAAGAACGTTTTGTTATTGACTCATCGGGCAACGTAGGGATTGGCACTGCGACGGTTAGCAACCAGCTTCATATAGTTGGATCTAATACTTCAAATTATATCCGCCTTGATAATAGTGATGGTGCAAGAACTTACCTAGGGATTGAATCTGGCCGTTCAATTATCTACGCACAAAACAATGCAGGCGGCGATTCGCCTCTAGCTTTTGCTATTGGTGCCACCGAACGCGCCCGCATCGACAGCTCGGGACGCTTGGGTCTGGGGACTAGCAGCCCTAGTGAAAAGCTGCATATTACAACCGGCAATATTCAACTCACTGATGGGTACACACTGCAATGGGGAGGCAGTTCTACTTTTATCAATGGATATAACGCTGGAATCCTTCAGCTTTGCACAGGAAGCACTCCACGAGTTTATATCGACTCCTCAGGCAACGTCGGGATTGGCACTACGAATCCTTCCGCAACGTTAGAAACCGCTGGACGCATATTTGCTAATTTTGCGAATCCCGATACTAACGGCATACAGCTAACTGCATCAACGGGAACCAATGCTGCGGCTATGCAGTTCAGTAACACTGGAGGAAACTTCTATGTCGGTTTAGATAGCAGTAATGGTGGCAGAATCGGCTCTGGTGCGTATGCTGGCAGCATTTGGCACGAAGGTGCACGCTCGATTGGATTTGGTACAAATAACCAATTACGTGCAACCATCGACAGCTCGGGACGCCTGTTAGTTGGCACGACTTCGAGCATTAGCTCCTTCGGCTCTGCCATCCAGATTGCAGGTTCAAATAGCGCTAGCACACAACTAATCTCCCGTTATGACAATAATACAGACGGATCATGGCTATACTTTGCAAAATCCCGAAGTGCCTCTGTCGGCACAAATACAATTGTTCAAAACGGAGACAAGCTCGGGAGTCTTGGGTTTTACGGTGCTGACGGCACCAGTTATGTCACTTCTGCAATCATTGCGGCAGAAGTAGACGGCACCCCTGGCACTAACGACATGCCGGGCAGATTAGTGTTCTCCACTACTGCCGACGGAGCGAGCAGCCCGACGGAGCGGGTGCGCATCGCCAGTGATGGTGCGTTCTATGTTCAAGATGTATATGACAGCACAACTGCTACTTCGGCAAACGTATCAGTCAATTTAAACGGCAGACTCAGGCGCTCAACTTCTTCGGCAAAATACAAAACCAATATTCAAACCCTTGAGGATTCATACGCCGACGCGCTACTGGACTGCCGTCCTGTCTGGTATCAGTCAACCTGCGCCAACGACAACCCTGATTACGGTTACTGGGGCTTCATTGCAGAAGAGGTTGCCGAAATTGATCCGCGCCTTGTCTTCTGGAAAACCGTTGACATCAGCCATGATGAAAAAGGTTCTCCGGTTGAAACCCCGTGTGATCCAGAGCCGGAAGGCGTTTTCTATGACCGCTTCGTGCCACACCTGCTCAACCTGATCAAGCGCCAACAGCAGGCAATCGAAACCCTTGAGGCAAAAGTTGCTGCACTAGAGGCGGGCTAATTAACAGGTGGGCAACCGACCTATTCAACTGGTTGCATTCCTACTAACCTTCTGACGAAACGGCTATTCCAATGCCCGAAGCTACCCCTACAACCACCTTCACCTGGAACGTCAACCAGATGGAGCGTCGTCTCAGCGACCATTGCGTTTATACGGTGCATTACACCGTGACCGCCGTTAGCAGCGCCGTCAACGCTGAAGGCAACAACATCACCCAAGGCGCATACGGCAGCGTGGGTCTTGAAGAGCCTGAAGGCGACATGATCCCCTTCGCTGATCTGACCCAAGACGTTGTGGTCGGCTGGCTGCAGGAAAAGCTTGGCGGCGCTGAAAAGGTTGCTGAGATTGAAGCTGCCCTGCAGGCTCAGATTGACGAGCAGCTGGCACCAACTAAGTCAACTGGTCTGCCCTGGTAATGGCGGTCAAGTCAAAGACTGCACTGGGGCGGGTTGAGCACAAAGCCGGTCGCCCCAAAACCACATCCC